TAATGAAACTTTCTCCAGAAACATTATCTAGATTTTTAAAATTGCCTTTTTACATGTGATCTAGATACCAAGAAAGTGCGAAATACTGGTAGGCTCATCATCAACTGGAGTCCTATGTTGATTGTAGGAAGCGCGGGTATCACGGGAATGTCTCGCATGACATATTTTACATATCACACGACATTTACTTATCTCTTTGTAGATAGTGTCCCATGCATAGTCAGATCGTATCAGATCTGATACATTGCCTTTCTTTTGATTAGGATCTATGTGATCAAAATCTAAATCGACAGATTCAAATGAAAAATCGGGGGGAAGAGGGCAAGATTCACTTTCACATCCTCTAGATCTCTTAATAAGACCAGACATAGCCCATTTAATCTTGCGATCTCTATTTCGTTTTTCATTTCTTGTCATTATTTTTTCCAAGTCATCGCAATGATAAAGCACACAGCAGATGCTAAAAATAAAAGAATAAATTGAATATCGTTACTGCTCATCTTCATCCATAATCAAAGCGGGGGCGGGAGCAAAGACCTTTCCTTCTTTGTGTCTATTGTACATTTCAAGCATCTTCTCTTGATTACTTGTACTAATACACAGCATATCGTAATTGCGTGCTAGTTGAATGTATATTGCTGATAGCAACTCTTGAACAATTTCGAACTGTTCGTCAGTCATCTTGCTCCTCATCGTCTTCTATAATGATAGCATCATGTATATCATCAGTATCTAATTCTATACGCCATGGTAATGGACGCATTTGAAAGCCAGTCGCTTCTACCATTTCCCCGCCTTCATATACGTCAATTTCGACATATGGCGTAATATCATCATCATTTTCAATCCATGCTCTCATGTGACAAGACTCAATGAATAGGGAAATGCTTCTCCTGCGAGCGACTTCATTGCAAGAGCATAATCTGTTATTTCTTTCTGTGCGTCGTGGGCTAATCTCTGCTGCAAGAAATGCATAACACCATGAAGTGATGTTGTCCATCTGTATCGCACATACATGCCATATGCAGGAAGGAACAATCTAGCCTGTTCTGCACATACACCCATCTCCAGAGCATTGTTGTATTCTACTTCTGCGGCCTCAATTGTGTTGAATAATCTCATGGTGAGTTCCATGCCTAGACCGTAATTAATTGGCTCTCCTGATCCCTGCTTAGAGTTCTCAGGGGCACTTCTCCAGTCTCCCGCTGTGGGGATATAGAAGGCGGGTTCCTCTGTGATGTATCTGCGGGACGACTCATTCCATCCGTTCTGATCGTCTACGAATGTGGAGGCAACAGCATACTTCCAATGTTGGCGTGCTACCATAAGTGGCGCGTAAATTTCAAAAGAAAGAACGCAATGCCTGAATGGAGATGTATGCTCTTCTTTCCAAAGAAAGTCAATTAGTTTCTTATCTTTACTTTTCAAAAGACCAGTCATATCTAATTCACTTCTTTTATCAAAGGAAACTCTAGCAGCATTAGCAACTTCTAAATCATTTCCCATAGTTGAAACTAGTCCAACATACCCAACATTAAGAACATCAATTTTTTTCATTTCAATCACTACAGGAGATGAGATCCTGTTACTCCTACTCTTTCTTCATTTAAAGCCATACTAGCATTTAAAGCCCTCAAAGTTACAGGCCACACCCATCTTTTAATTACTAAATTAGAAATTACTGAATCAAACTTATCTAAATCGTCTTCTGACCATGATTTAAAATTTAAACACTTATCAATATCAAAATAATTATTGAAACATTCTATTTCTGATGTAGCATTAGCCTTTCCTACATTAAGAAGAAAGTTATCTCTATGCTTTTCGCTAATAAAGACGCTGCTAAGTATTTCTAATTGCTGAAATGAGAAGTTATTTTCCTGAAATGATAAGTTATTCATTTTCTTCTATCACTTTTTCCATATTCTGAAGCAACTCTCTACCAGGATATAACTTAAAATTACAATCAATACAGTAAAGATAGATGATATCGTTATTGTTATCATCAATCTTTAGATTAGGAACTAGAATGGGATGCTCTGAATCGATACCGCATCGAATTGGTAGTACTTTATCTTTTAAACTATATTGATAATATGTACTCAATATTCTTATATCATCCATATTCTTTCTTTCTTTATATATTGCAATTGTACATATGATCTTATCACAACTCATATTTATCTGATGTGATCTGTGGCACATGGACTCATTAGTGCAGTAATGATATACTCAGTCAATGAGATTATCCTTCTCCACCGCCGCCGAAAATATGCAAAGAATTGAAGATGATCGTAAGGATCTTATTGGTTATAGCCACGCGGCATATCAGATAATGCTCACCTTGGATAAGATGGGTTTTAACTGTAATGTAGCAGATAGTTCTGCCCCCATTGGAATATCAATGGGGTTTCCTAGCGATTATAGATTTTTTAATCATCAGTACAAAATTGGTTACACAGCATGGGAATCTACTGAACTGCGCGAGGGATGGATAAATAATATGCTAAAGGTGGACGAGTTATGGGCCACCTCTTCTTGGACTGCAGATGTTTTTAAAGAGACTACTGGTAGAGAAGATATTCATGTGTATCCGCACGGTATAGACATGTCATGGACTCCTAAGAAAAGAAATAGAGATAAGGTGTTCAGATTTTTACATGTTGGTGAGCCACAAGTCAGAAAGAACGGTCAATTAGTTGTTGATGCGTTTACTAAAATATTCGGCAAAGATCCTGATTATCAACTTATACTTAAATGTACAAATATAAATAGTACAAGAATTTTTCATGAAGATGGATCAATAGCGGGTGGACCAGATAGCAAGTATCCAAACGTAACAGTTATTACCCAACCACTCAGTCATAATTCAATGGTAGAACTTTTCCATAAGACAAATGCTCTTATTTACCCAACAACTGGAGAAGGATTTGGATTCATTCCCCTCCAGGCGCTTGCTACTGGTATGCCAACTGCTACTACCTCACCTTGGGCGGAGTATAAAAAGTTTATAACTCTAGATATACCATGTGAATCTCGTCTATCTGAATACCAAAATATTCATCCAGGTAACGTATATGATGTTACTCAGGAAGATGTAGAGAATAGTATGTTGGATATACTAGAAAACTACGAAAATTACAGTAAACAGGCTTACAAAAATTCATTTCATGTGCATATGGAGTATGACTGGAATCGTGTGACAGAACCAACAGTAGAAAGATTAAAAAATATTTTTAAAACTCGCGGTTTTTGATTCTACTAATGATAGTATAGAAATTATCTAAAATTTATTGCCCACATGTTGGGCCAGGGAGAATTATATGTCACAAGGTATTGATAATCATTACGAGAACTTTATTGCATTAAGCCGTTATGCTAGATGGCTTTCTGAAGAAAATCGCCGCGAGACATGGGGTGAAACAGTAGATAGATACTTCACATACATGAAATCTCATCTAAAAGATGAATACGGATACGAACCTTCAGAAGAATTGTTATCTGAGTTAAGGCAAGCAGTATTTTCTAGAAATGTTATGCCTTCTATGAGGGCTATCATGACTTCCGGCCCAGCGCTAGAAAGAGATCATGTTGCTGGATATAATTGCTCTTTTCTACCAGTAGATAGCCTCAGATCGTTTGATGAGGCTATGTACATTCTTATGTGTGGAACTGGAGTTGGGTTTTCTGTAGAAAGCATCTATGTCGATAAACTTCCTATAGTAAACGAGCACTTTGAGAAGACTAACACTACAATCATAGTAGAAGATTCAAAGGCTGGGTGGGCAAAGGCTCTAAGAGAATTGCTAGCATTATTGTGGCAGGGTCAAATTCCATCATGGGATGTTTCTAAGGTTAGGCCAGCAGGAGCAAGACTTAAAACTTTTGGAGGACGGGCCTCAGGACCAGAACCACTAGTTCAATTATTTGACTTCTGTGTAAACATCATTAAGGGCGCATCAGGAAGAAGATTAAGACCTTTAGAGGCACATGACATTATGTGCAAAATTGGAGAGGTTGTTGTAGTAGGAGGTGTTCGTAGATCCGCTATGATTTCACTTTCTGATCTTAATGATCATGACATGGCGCGTGCAAAGCATGGTGCATGGTGGGAATATAATTCACAACGCGCACTTTCAAATAACTCTGTTGCCTATTATGGTCGTCCAAGCATGTCTGATTTTATGTCAGAGTGGAAAAATCTTTATGAAAGCAAGTCTGGCGAGCGAGGTATTTACAATGTTGGTGCTGCTCAGGGACAGGCTGCTAAATATGGAAGAAGAGATCCAGAGATCAGGTATGGTACAAATCCATGTTCTGAAATTATTTTACGTCCTTATCAGTTCTGTAACTTATCAGAAGTTGTAGTTCGAGAAGATGACACAGAAGAAACACTTATGCGTAAAGTAGAACTGGCTACTGTTCTTGGAACCTGGCAGTCAACACTAACTAATTTTAAGTATCTTAGAAAAATATGGAAAGATAATACTGAAGAAGAAAGACTACTTGGAGTCTCAATAACTGGACAATTTGGAAACAAATTAATGTCAGGACAATCAGGTCTAGATAAACTATCTCAGGTATTAAATAATCTTAGAGAACATTCAGTAAAGGTTAATGTTGAAGAGTCAAAGTTTTTAGGAATTAATCCTTCTGCCGCTATTACATGTGTAAAGCCTTCTGGAACAGTATCTCAGTTAACTGGTGTATCTTCTGGAATGCATCCATGGCACAATGATTACTATATTCGTACAGTTCGCGGGGACAAGAAAGATCCACTTACTAAGTTTCTCGTTGATTCTGGAGTTCCAGCAGAAGATGATGTTATGAAGCCAAATGATACAACAGTATTTTCATTTCCAATTAAAGCACCAGAAGATGCAGTTTTGCGTAACGATCTTACAGCGGTAGAGCATTTAGATATTTGGTTAACTTATCAGCGTGCATGGTGTGAGCATAAGCCATCAATTACTGTTTCTGTAAAAGAAGAAGAGTGGATGGATGTTGGAGCATGGGTCTGGAAGAACTTTGATGAGGTTTCTGGAATTTCATTCCTCCCATATTCAGATCATACATACAAGCAAGCGCCATATCAAGATGCCACAAAAGAAGAATATGAGGAACTTCTTGCCAAGATGCCAAAGGATATTCGCTGGTCTGACATGGTGTTTTATGAAACAGAAGACGGCACTAAGGGATCTCAAGAACTTGCCTGTAGCGCAGATACTGGATGTGAAATAGTAGATATATCATGACTGAACAGTTAAAAATTATAAATAATTTTATTTCTAGAGAAGACGCTGAATACATAACTAATTACTTTAGAAAAACTGTTACTAATAATGAATACAGCGTTAATACATTTCCTAGTAAAGTTGGTTTTAAGAATTCAAAAGAGGCGTCCATGCTTAGTGAAGAAAATCCACTTCAGTTTGTTAATGGATTCTCTGACAAAGATTTAAGCATGAAAGTAACCAGGCTAGTATTAGAAATAAAAAATAACCTAGAAGATTTTTTTCAACAAAAGTTAGATTTAGTACAGTTTGCCTATCATGTCATGGCTCCAGGAGCGCAGAATGGTCTTCATTCTGACTCTACGACTTTAGACGGTAAACCTAATAGGCCAGACGGAATACCAGAGGAGCAAGAGTACTCGGCATTATTATATTTTAATGACTATGGAGTAGACTATTTGGGAGGGGAGTTAGTTTTCCCAGAACAAGATTTAACTATAAAGCCCAAGTGTGGCGACCTTATAATATTTAAGGGTGACCACTTCTATCCACATAGTGTAAATTTAGTAGAGATGGGACTTAGAGATACTTTAGTTTTATTTTTTGGTAAAAAAGGTAATGTTTCTGATAGAACGATTACTAGTATCGTTGATTAATGATATACTTAAATAGGAGGTAAAAATGTGGAATTGGATTAATAATACAGACCTTGGAAGAGCAGTACGCTCCTACGTTGTTTCTTTTGTCACCGTAGTACTTGGTCTATTCATTGCAGATGGAGCAGACCTTTTTGCTGTATCTGCTACAGATTTGAAATCATGGTTGGCAGCGGGACTCGCTGCAACTTTGCCAGTAATTGTTACCGCTCTTAATAAGAGCGATCCAAGATATGGATTTAAGAAAAAATGAATAATTACGATGATGGCGGTGCAGTAGATCTTGCAGATATGTATACAGATCACCCACCAGCCGACTTTGTTCCAGAAGAAGAGCCAATCGATCCATCATTAATTGTAGATAAGGATGATGATGCAAATGGTTAAGCAACCAACTTCTCAAGAGATTCAGAAAGCATTGCTAGATCATGGAGTAGATGCCAAGTTCTATAAGGATTGGGACAAAAAGGGTAATCCCTGGTCTAATGGAATGCAAGCATGTGTAGTTCATCATACATCTACCGCCAGCGCCCGTGAGGGAAATGGGGCACCATCACTATATTGGGCAGTCACAGCCTACGCTCCAATGGCAGTAGCAAATCAATTAGTTGGTAAAGACAAGTCAACAAATTGGTATCTTAGCGCAGGCGCGACTTACCATAGTGGCGACGGTGGTCCGTGGTCAGCAGTAGGTGTTGGTGTTGGCAATGTTCTTCATTGGAGAGCCTGGGGAATTGAAATTGATGATCCAGGTAAAGGAAAGACAATTAATTCCTACCAAGTAGAGCAAGTTGCTAGAACACTTGCAGCGCTATGGGATCTCAATGAATGGCCTGAAGATGGATCTCGTATTATTACACACGGAGATTGGACTGACTCAGGTCCATTTCTTGGCGAAAAGAACTATGGTCCATTCAGATATCGTAAGAACGATACACTTAGACAATATTATGATCAAAACTTCTGGAGAGCAGAAGCACGAAAGTATCGTATTAAGAATAAGCAATGGGATGAAACAATTCCATCCCGCGCTGCCGCAGATAAAGCCATTGTTGCTAATGCAGCAAATAAGGCTACCTGGCGAGTCGCTTGCAGAATGTACGATCTTGGAGTGTTAAGATATGTTCCAGAAAAAGTTGGAGTTCAGAAGTTCCCAGAAAGAGATTTAAAGAGATATCAAAGATCTATTAATCTTCCTAGAGAACTTAGAACAGGAAAGCCAAACGCCGAAACATGGATTGCATTATTCGGCAAAGATAAGCCTTAATTACCCCGCCACCCACGCAGAAGGCCCACCGTTCCGCCACGGTGGGCTTTCTGTATTAGTCTTAATAGATGTTATAATTTTAACTAAGAGGTGTCTATTTTTATATGGAAGAAGTAAATTTTAAAGTAGTTCAAGGTGACACATTTGCAATTAGAGTTATATACAAAAATTCAAATGGAACTCCTATAAATTTGAGCGGCTATTCTGCAAGGATGGATATTAGAAACGAGCCATCTGGAAAAATTTTATGCGCTTCAATAAATGAACAATCTGGAATAACGATAACTCCATCTACAGGTGTTTTGGATATACAATTTAATCCATCTCAAACTAGAAAATTTACTCTGCCAAGCGCCGCATATCAGTTACAAATTAGATCTTCCAATGGAACTCAAACAACAATACTAAAAGGATATATTTCTACTTCTTCGGCGGTTATACGATGACACATAATAATATATCAGTCGAAAGAATAGAAAACATTGTAGAAATAAATTCAGTAGGAATTCAAGGTGCCAGAGGAAATGGAGTATTAAATGGTGTAGGTTCGCCATCATCTTCTTTAGGTGAAAATGGTGATTTTTACATAGATACTTCAACAAATAAAATGTACGGCCCAAAGACAGGTGGAGCCTGGGGGGAACCAGTTAATCTTGGTGGAACGTATGTACATACACAAGGAGTCGCTTCCAGCACTTGGACAATAAACCATAATTTGGAATATTATCCAAGCATTGAAGTAGTTGACTCTGCGGGTACGATAGTAATTGGAAATTACAGATATGCAAATGTAAATACCATTATCGCTACATTTGCATCCCCTTTCGCTGGAAAGGCATATTTATCATGAGAGGTGAAATAAAAAATGGCTAAAAGATTTTTAGTTAGTTTAGACCTCGGCACTAATGAATTACAGAATGCCGTAATTCAAAATTTGCCAGCGGCCTCTGAGCCTTCTGGCGTAAAGGGTCGGGTCTACTTTGATTCAACAAACAACAAATTAAAAATTTATGATGGTACTGCATGGCAACCATTAGCAATTGGAGCAAATGCTGCATCTACCGTTACATTAGAAGGTGACGTAACTGGTACAGCAAACGTTTCTAATGGAACAATTACCATTAGCACCACAATTGCTGGAAACTCTGTTGCATTAGGTACTGATACCACAGGTAACTTTGTTAATGATATTACCGCTGGTACTGGTGTTACAGTAACACATACACCAGCAGAAGGATCAAGCCCAACCGTTGCAATTGGTCAGGCAGTAGGAACATCAGATTCAGTATCCTTCGTAGGATTAACTCTTTCTGGTGATGCTGCAGTTAATGGTGGTGACGTTACAACAACTGCCACAACTGCTTCATTGTTTAATGCTAATGCTACAACATTGAATGTTGGTGGAGCCGCAACAACTGTATCAATTGGTGCAAATAGTGGAAATACAACAGTAAACAATAATCTTATTGTTACTGGAGATCTTACTGTAGAGGGTACAACAACTACTCTTAATACCGCCACTCTTTCAGTAGAAGACAATATTGTTCTTCTTAACAAGAATGTAACTGGATCTCCTTCACTAGACGCAGGACTTGAGATAGAGAGAGGAACATCAGCAAATGTTAGTATTCTATGGAATGAAACATCAGACCTGTGGACAATAACAAATGATGGAACTAATTATCATTCAGTAGCAAGAAAGCATGTTGGTAACATTGCTGGAGATAGCGCTACTACAGCGTTTGCAATTACGCATAGCCTGGGAACAAGAGAAGTTCAAGTTCAAGTATACGATGCTGCATCACCATACGATACAGTAGAAGTAGATATTGAAAGAACATCAACTTCCGTAGTAACAATCAGATTTGCATCCGCACCATCAGGTACTACTAACTACAAGGTAGTAACAGTAGGCTAATTTTATATTCGGTGGGGAGGTATTTTTTACCTCCCCACCAGTATAAAGGTATAATATAACTATGGCTAAAAGACTATTATCTACTCAAAGAATTGTAAATTTAGCAGCAGACCCTGCAACTGGTACTGCTGGTGAAATTTATTACAATACTGTAAGTAATAGTTTTAAGTATTATGATGGATCTGCATGGGTTGCTTTTTCTTCAGGCGGGTCAGGAAATTCATTTACAACTATAGATGTTCCATCTGGAACAGATCCAGTTGCAGACTCTTCCTCAGATACTTTAAATATTACCGCTTCAAACGGGATGGTGGTAACTGGTGACTCTTCTACTGACACTATAAATTTTACTACTAATGCAACTCCATTAAATACTGCTTCAACTATTGTATCTAGAGATGCAGATCAGTCATTCGATATTACCGCTATCGATTTTGATACATCAGACACTATTTCTTCCGCACTTGGGCGGTTAAGATGGAACTCTGCCGAAGGAACAGTTTCCTTAGGAATATCATCAACTAAAGATATTTCAATCGGAGAAGATCAAATATATAGAGTAAGAAACTCTACTGGGTCTACACTAAATAAGGGTGTTGCGGTCTATTCTTCAGGAATAGAGCCTAGTGGAAGAATAGATGTTTCTCCATATGTTGCAGATGGTAGCGTTAGAGAAGTCCGATTCATGGGACTTGTTGCAGAAAATATTAACAACGGAGTTAATGGATTTGTACAAAATTTTGGATATATTACTGGACTAGATACAAGGGGTACTGCATCTACCGCTATTAGCGTAGGTGATGAAGATTGGGCAGCGGGAGACATTCTGTATGTTCACCCTACTGTTGCAGGGAAACTTACTAAAGTAAAACCCCAACATGAAATAATAGTAGCAATTATTATAAAAAGGCATCAAACTGAAGGCGTCTTGTTTGTAAAACCATCAAGCGCTGGACATTTAGAAGATATTCATAATATTTCTATTACAAGTCCATTAACTGGACACACAATAGTATATAACTCTACTTTAGGTTTATGGCAGAATAAATCAATTATTAATGAAGTAATTCCAAATCAGCAATACCAAGAGAATAAATTTCTCACAACAAATGGTGACACTTTATCCTGGGGTACAATTCCATTCCAAACGGCTCAAGTTGAAGATACTGTTGGAAACATGGTTTCTAACAATACTGAATCTGGTGTATCGGTAGACTTTAATAATATTAGTAGAAAATTAAACTTTAGTATAAGTGATCCAAACCTACTATCTATATCTGGATTAACTAATACTGCAAATACAATACTTTATTTTAATGGAAACGCGCAGAATGTTTTTTCAACCGCTACATTAACTGAATATGGAAGAAGCATAATTGCTTCAGCAAATATTGCCGCAGCAAAATCAGTACTTGGTCTATCTAATGTAGAAAATACTGCTCTTTCTACATTTACAGGAAGTTCTTCTATAACTTCTGTTGGAACAGTTACTTCTGGAACATGGAACGCTAATACTATATCAGCAACATTCATAGATTCTGCTATAGCAAGGTTAAATTCCCCAACATTTACTGGAACAGTAGTTCTTCCAGTTTCAACATCAATCGGTGATGTTTCTAATATAGAAATTAGTTATCTAGATGGCGTTACTTCTGCAATTCAAACACAGTTAAATGGAAAAGCGTCTACTACTGATTTATCAACTTTACAAACACAAGTAAATGGAAAATTAGACTCTTCAGTAGCCTCTACTACATATGCTCCATTAGCCTCACCAACATTTACTGGAACTGTTACTCTTACTTCGGCAACGGTGGTTGGACTGGTAGGAGTTCCTTCACAAACAAGCCATTCTGGTAAATATTTAACAACAGATGGAACTAACCCTTCATGGTCTGCAATTAATTCATTAAAATATTCTGCAACAGCGCCATCATCTCCAGCGGTGGGGGATATTTGGGTAGAATCAGACGTTGATGTAACAGGATTAGATCCACATCATTACGTTAGATGGACAAGAGTTTTGACTGGCTCTCAATCTTCATTTTCTGGAATATCTAGCGCGGGAGTTCTTTTAGAATATACTCCAGGTAGAGAGCAAGTATATCTAAATGGAGTTCTTCTTCTAAGAGGAACTGATTATACTGCTACAGATGGTTTAACCGTTGTTTTATCAACAGCCGCTACAACTAACGATGTTGTTGAAATAGTGGCACTCAATGTACTTAATGTAGCAAACACATACTCAAGTTCTCAAATAGACACCTCACTTGCATTAAAAGCAAATATATCCTCTCCAACATTTACTGGAGTTCCCGCTGCTCCTACAGCAAGTGTTGGAACAAATACTACTCAAATTGCTACTACAGCCTTTATTTCTGGTACAATAGATAATGAAGAATTACTAATTATTGCGGGAGCCATGTAATGCCAAATGTTATAAAGCCACTTGCTAGAACTACTCTAACAACTACTACCTCAACTACTTTATATACAGTTCCTTCCGCAACAACTACTGTAGTAACAAGTATCGTAGTGTCAAATACTACAAGTAGTGCCGCAACAGTTACCCTTTCCTTAAACGATGTAGCCATTCTTTCAGGTGTTTCTATTCCTGCAAATTCATCATCAGTTATTGATTTAAAACAGGCTTTAACTGCTGCCCAGACGATTAAAGGTGGAGCGGGAACAGGATCTGCTTTGACAATACATATAACTGGAGTGGAGATTACATAATGGGTGTTAGTCAAATTCCAGCCCCATCCTCTGGGTCAACTGCAACAACCAGTTTTGTTACTGCAGTTGACGCTAATACATCTTATACAGTTGCTACCAACCTAGAGGCAGGAGTCTATACTATCACTTGTGCTTCTTCTACTACGGCAGTAGTAGATTTTTTAAATTCTAGTAATTCATTAATAGTCTCAGGCACAACCTCCTCTGGAAGTATATCTGTTTTAGTATCATCCACATGTACTAGAATAGTATATTGGGTAAGTACTGGAAGCAATATACAAATTGGAATTCAAAGATCTGGAGTAGCCCTTTCATCTGGCACTTCGGGGACTCTTGATACTATAACTTCAAGTGGTACATATACCCCAAGTGTTACAGGAATGGCTAAAGTATGCTTAATAGGTGGTGGCGCTGGAGGAGGTCAAGGAGGTACTGCTTCGGGAGGACAAAATACTGGAGGAAACGGTGGTTCGGGAGGCGGGTCAGGCTTTGCAACAATAAGAACTTTATCAGTTACTTCAGGAGTAGGAATTAGCGTAACATTAGGAGCAGGAGGCTCATTAAACGGAGGCGGTGGAACCACCTCGTTTGGATCATTTACTGCTGCTGGAGGAGGAATTCCTAACGGTGGATCTGGAGGAGGATTTGGTAATGGAAACCCTGGAGCATCAAATGGTCAGACTATTTCTAATGCAGGGACAAGTAGCGGAGTAAGTGTATCCTCATTTGTTACCCCAGGCTCCGGTGGAGGCGGCGGATCGATGGGAAATCCCGTTGGTAGCCCAGGTGGTGCAGGAGGAATTTATGCAGGCGGCGGTGGAGGAGGATATTCTCAAGGACTTAACATTTATGAAGGCGGCTCCGGTGGAGGCGGCGGAGGTGGAGTTGCTGGATCAGGAACTTCAGGTGGAGCAGGAAGAGTTTTTGTATTAAGGTGGAGTCTATGACAGATTATATTTATGCAGTAATTAATAATGAAAATTTAGTAGAAAACATAATAGTGGCAGATAATGATGATGCAGTAGTTCCATTAAAAATGCTTATTCCAGAAGCCAATGATATTATTTATGTAACAGAAGAAAATGGTCCAGCATATATAGGTGGAGATTACATAAATGGAAAATTTAGAATTCCAAAACCTTATCAATCATGGACATGGAATGAAAATGATTTTACATGGCAAGCACCAGTAACTTATCCACAAGATGAAAAAGTTTATGTATGGGATGAAAATTCTATATCATGGATAGAATTAGTTTCAAATGCTGAACAATTAGAAGAATTAGAACAAATATAATAATATAGGTAAATTCAAAATTATATTAAACGGGGGTATGTATAGTATATGTCAAGATCAAGAGATATTGCTGATTTATTAGGGGCGGGATCTATAATTTTAAGTGGTGCCCCCTCCGCACTTGATACATTAGATGAATTAGCAGCGGCACTAGGTGATGATGCTAATTTTGCTACTACTGTGACCAATTCTATTGCTACAAGGGCTCCACTATCATCGCCAACATTTACAGGAACCGTCGTTCTTCCATCTACGACGTCTATAGGAAATGTTTCTTCAACAGAATTAGGTTATTTAGACGGGGTAACTAGTGCAATTCAAACTCAAATAAATACAAAGACTTCTACTGGAAAGGCAATTGCTATGGCAATTGTTTTCGGTGGGTAGTATAATAGACAAGAGGTTATTATGGCAAATCCAAATATAGTAAACGTAACATCAATTTTAGGAAAAACTGCGGTACAAGCAGTTGGAACTTCTGCTGCAGACATTGTTGTAAACTCTGCTGCAAGTAACACTATTGTAAAGATTAACTCTTTGACAATTTCCAATATTTCTGGATCAGCAGCAACAATTACTGTTAGCGTATTTAGATCAAGCGTCGAATATAAAGTTGCACACGTTATCTCTGTTCCTTCTGCTGCATCATTTATTTCTATAGACAAACAAACTTCTATCTATCTTGAAGAGGGGGATTCTCTAAGACTTACAGCAGGAACAGGATCGGCCCTACATGCTGTTTGCTCTTATGAGATTATTTCATAATGCGTAAAGGTAATGGTGGATTATCTGGTAAACAGATCTCCGTCCCTTCGGTAAGCGCAGCCCCAGGTAGATGGACTTTGGGAGAACAGTTTTTATACAAATCGGCTGGGACATGGACTGGAGTTTTTACTGTTTCTGGTGGAACAGTCACCGAATTAAATGGATATAGAATTCATTCATTTACATCTACTCAGAGCATGATCGTATTAGGTCTTGGGGAAATTGAGTATTTAACAGTTGCAGGCGGCGGTGGCGGTGGAAGCCATCACGGAGGAGGCGGCGGCGCAGGAGGCTTACTAACTAATCTTAATGGAACAAAATTAAATGTTTCTTCTGGTACATATACAGTTACCGTAGGAGGTGGCGGAGCAGGAATTCCAGGCGGTGGCGGTGGCCCTAGTACTACTGCCGCAAATGGTAGCTCTTCATCTATATTATCTATAACAGCCTCAGGAGGTGGAGGGGGCGGCGGGTATTCCTCAAACGGAGCATCTGGTGGTTCAGGGGGAGGATCGGATAACTGGATCGGAGGGGCTGGAGGCGCAGGTATATCTGGACAGGGAAATAGTGGTGCCCGTTCAAATGGAAATGACTTAGGAGGCGGCGGTGGCGGTGCGGGAGCAGCAGCATCAATCTCGAATAGAAACGGTGGCGTAGGATTATCAAATTCAATATCTGGGTCATCTCAAATGTACGCTGGAGGTGGTGGCGCTGGATTTTACTATGGATCTCCAGGTGGATCAGGAGGATCTGGTGGTGGAGGAGCAGGAGGAATTGGTCCACACAATAGCGGAACCAATGCTAGTAATGGCACGGCAAATACAGGCGGCGGAGGTGGCGGTGCGGCAGCATATGATAGAAACGGTGGCGCTGGTGGCTCTGGAATAGTAATAATACGGTATCTTATTTAGGAGTTATGATGGCACATTTTGCAAAAATAGAAAGCGGAATAGTCCAAGAAGTTATAGTAATCGATAATAATGATTGTGGTGGTGGAGAGTTTCCACAATCTGAATTATTTGGACAAGAATTTATTGCGTCCCTTGGGATAGAGGGCACATGGAAGCAAACATCATATAACAATAATTTTAGAAAGATGTATGCTGGTAAAGGATATGCTTTTGATGAAGTCAACGATGTTTTTATTGCTCCCCAGCCTTACGCTTCATGGGAGTTGGACGAAAACTTTGATTGGCAACCACCAATTCCTATGCCAGAAACTGAAGGCCCATGGATTTGGAATGAAGAACTTGGTGACTGGGAAGAAATTTCTATGTCTGATGAATAATTACAGGTATAATTAAATTATGGCTAAACCTATAAAAGTATGGACTGGAACTGAGTGGGTAGATGTAGCAATCAAAATTCCCGACCTAGAAGACTATGCCACAGAAGCAGCATTAGGTTCATTATCAACAACTGTTGGCGGCAAAGCCAATAAATCAGGAGACACCTTCACAGGATTTATTACTTTACATGCAGACCCTACTCAGGCAATGCACGCTGCCACAAAAGAATATGTTGATTCAACGGCAGAGGGTCTTCATATACACGAATCATGTGCTACTGCTACAACAACTAATATTTCTAATCTTTCATCTCCTCCCGCCTCTATTGACAATGTGACCCTTACCACAAATATGAGAGTACTTGTTAAGAATCAATCTACCTCATCTCAAAATGGTATTTATGTATTCAATGGAACAGCATTGGTCAGAGCGGCGGACTTTGATTCTCCAGAAGAAATTGACGGCGGAGACTTTGTATTCGTAACTGGAGGAACTTCAAATGATAATACTGGGTGGGTTCAGACAGAAATTGTAGGAACAATAGGATCTAGTCCAATAACATTTACTCAATTCTCTGGAGCGGGAACAATAAGTGCTGGTACAAACACTTCAGTTTCTGGAACACAGGTATCTGTAGTCGCTGCCCCAACATTCTCTGGACTTGTTACAGCAAGTTCTGGAGTAGCATTTTCTGATGGTACTCAGACTAAGGTTGGCGTTCCTTCTATATCATCATTTATAAATAGAACATCTAGTTATACACTTGACGCCCTCACCTTAAGAGATAATATTATTGAAATGGATAGTACATCTGCAACCACAGTAACAATACCAGCAGATTCTACATTAAATTATCCAATAGGGTCAAGCATTGACGTATTTCAAATAAATACTGGAGAAGTAACAATTGCGGGAGCCGTAGGAGTTACTGTAAATGCCACCCCTGGTCTAAAACTAAGAACAAGATGGTCTTCATGTACTCTATTAAAGAGAGCGTCCAATTCTTGGATCGTATATGGCGATCTTAAAACTTAATATGATATACTGATTACTGATACCTGGGAGAAAAGTGGCTAAGAAAGAATCTGGCAATAGGTCTGCACAGCAGAACGACTTTTTGGCACCCTCCCCACCTATTAATGTTTCTGCAACTGATATTGGTACTGGTAGAGCATTTAATAATGGGGCGGCTACTGTGTCCTTTTCTCTTCCTGCAGAATCTATTCCAGCAACATCATATACTGTGTATTCAGCAACTGGCGGGTACACAGCATCAGGATCTTCATCACCAATAACTGTATCTGGAATTGCTGCTGGTAATTATCAATTTTATGTTATTGCAACAAATTCTTCAGGAAACTCTTCTCCGTCTGCGAATAGCACCTCTATTGCTGTAACAACCGTACCGCAAACTATGTCTGCGCCTACTGCATCATCATCAGTAGCGAATGAAGACACAGTTTCTTGGAGTGTTCCAGCAAATGGCGGAAAGGCATTAATAAGATATTATTGGGAAAGTACTGATGCTAAATCTGGAAACACTACATCAACATCAGTTACAGTAGCGCAAGAAGGTGGAACTTCTCAAACCTACAGAGTAAGAACAGAAAATGCTAATGGTTTTAGTGAATGGTCTCCATATTCTTCTAGCGTTACAACAACGGCTCCATTCTTCCCACCATTTTTTCCACCATTCTTTCCTCCGTTCTTCCCATTCTTCCCGTTTTTCCCTCCATTCTTTCCCCCATTCTTCCCTCCATTCTTCCCATTCTTTCCGCCATTTTTCCCATTCTTTCCACCATTTTTTCCTCCAAGGTTCCCGTTCTTTCCACCATTTTTTCCTCCAAGGTTCCCGTTCTTTCCACCGTTCTTCCCTCCAAGGTTCCCAAGATTTACATCAACATCATCTGACACCTACATTTTGACGGTAGATGGATATGTCGCTGCCCAAGAACTTCAGGAGGGTGACAAGGTTCTTACTCTAAATATACAAGATATATATGGACTTGCCATTCCAGAAGAAGACTTTGCATCAATAGATGACATAGAAGCAAAAGAGACAGAGGTAGTTAATATTTCTGTAGATAATAGGGATTCATCTATCTATCAGATAAATAGCAACTGGTTTGTTGATAATACTCATATCCTTAGTAAGAAAGATGGATTGGTACAATTTACATCCGCTTCAGAAATAGATGAGTCTTATGAAATTTTTAATGTTAACGACATGAACTGGACTGCTGTAGAAAATATAGAATGCATTGAAAATGTTTCAGTTAATTCTTATATAATTGAATGTGATACTGAAAAATTCTATATTTCTCAGGACTGCGTGGTATATAATAATAAGGAAAATGATGAATGATTGGCATAACAAAGATCGATCAGAAACAGATACTAATAGGAAAACACCTAGAAGCATATCTAACAATATAATTGTTGAAAATCCAGCACTAGGAATCAACATATATAAAAATTGTTTTCCAGAAGAATTATGTAGTAATGTCATTGAAACCTTAGAAAAAAAATTAAATAAAAACTCTTTATATAATTGGCAAAGTGCCACAGTCACCGAATCAAAAGACCCTCTGCTAGACGCAAGAAATTGTGTTGATTTTAAAATTGGACACGGATGCCTGGGTGAAAAAAATGATGAAAATCATGAGTTATATAATATACATGAAAAAAGTTTTCAACATTTATTTCCCTGCTCTCAAGACTACGGGCAGTACTGGGGAGTTCAGGTCAACTACTTTGAAGTATTTAATTTTGTAAAGTATGATGGTCAAGGAAAGCATTTTAATATTCATGCAGATCACGGTCCAGCATATGTATCTACCATTTCTATGGTTGGATATTTAAATGATAACTACGAAGGTGGAGAATTATATTTCCCGCGATTTGATCTTAAAGTAAAGCCAGAGCGCGGGGACTTGTTTATTTTCCCTTCAACATATATTTATGAACATGCATCTCTTCCTATGATAAGTGGAACAAAATATTCATTAGTAGTTATGAGTGATTATAATTCCAGGGGAAGAATGAAGTACTTTGACTACAATTTAGTCAATGAAAAACTAATTTATTAAATTGAGAGGTGTAGAGTGCAAGAGAATCAAAATAATGTAAATAAAAGAATCCAGGATTTTTATCGATACGAAAAAGAAACTTGGAGTTCAGTAGATCAGGTTGGACCTGGAATTTTTGTGTACAGAGATTTAGTTCCCAAGCACTCTACTGATAAGTTGGAAGAAGTTCTTAATGATTCTTCTAATGTGTATTTTTATCAAGAGGCTATGGTCGGGTATGGAATGAAAATGCCAGATTACAGAGACTGCTTTGACTTTAAATATAAAAGAAGTGATATAGAGCATGATAACTCTGACTCTGGAGAAAAGTTAAAAAGTTTATGGCAAGAACTGTACGATCTAAAACTTCCTGCAGTAAAAAATTATTGTAGATCATTTAATATTGGTGAGATTAGATACTGGGAGGCCATGAATTTTGTTAAGTATGGGCCAGGACAACACTTCCAAGAGCATACAGACCATGGATACTCTTACAACTGCGTAGTATCTTTAGTAGGATATCCTAATGATGACTATGAAGGCGGAGAGTTAGAATTTAGACTACAGAAAATAAAAATCAAGCCAAGGGCGGGTGACCTTTTCGTATTCCCATCTAACTTTATGTATCCACATAAATCATTGCCAGTTGTAAGCGGTACAAAGTATTCTATCGTTACAATGTTGGACTATTCAGATAAATTTCATAATAATAATTTTTATCAAGAAACCGGGAATTAATGAAAATAGTTGCCTATAGAAGTAAAGAATCTCCATGCATTATAGATCAAATGCCTCCACACAGAGACTGGATGGATGAAACATTTGATAAGCATGCATATCAATGTTTTCCATTAACTATGGCAAATAGGCTAGGATGGTCAATATCATTTCAAGAAGATATTAGATTTACATTAAAAAGTAAAAGCGAAAATAATTATGTAGATATAATTACTGAAAATATGTATGTTTCAAATAGAAGAGCCAATAGAACAGTCAGTATTGATACGGGAATTACTTTTTCTCCAGAAAAGAATATTTCAATACTAACCATGCCTCCTCCTAATGTATTTATAGATGGAGTGCAATGTATTAGTACAATAATTAGCACTTCTGTTCTATATAATCAACTTCCCATTTCTTTAATGGTAACAAAACAAGATGAGGAAATATTTATTCCAAAGGGAACACCATTAGCATCAATCCTGCCAGTATCTTTATCTGAAATTAATAACATTGAATTGGTAGTTAAAAATAAAAATCCAGATTTTATGAATTCTGAAGAATGGAACACTTTTAACAGAGAAAAAGCATCAGTTTCTGAAGAAATGAATTCCAAGGGTGAGTGGACACATTTTTATCGAAATGCTATAGATCATAAAGGTAATAAAGCAGGCGAGCATGAAGTTAAAAAAATAACTATGAGGGTGGACCATGAATAAGATAGAGTTTGTTCCAAGCCGCACCTGGCTGAATAAAAAAAGTGCTAGCGCTCCTGGTCCAGCATCTAAAGAAATCCCTGAGTGGTATTTAAAGGCGGATAGATACGCAAAAGACGAAGATGGAAACGATTTTATTGGAATGGATGGAGGAAAGATACCTTCATGGAAAGCCTGCCCAGCAATATATGACATACTTGCAACTGGATATGTGTTAAAAACACCTTGCGATATAGAGTTTATTGAAGAGGATGGAGAACTCCATGTAGATATTTCTGACCCAAAGTGCCAAGATTTTATTCATTATAGAGACAAAATGCCAGGGTTTGAAAGTCCAATGGGCTACAGAGATAAACACTTTGCCTGGTGGCCAGATTGGATGCCTTCAGTTCCAGAAGGATATAGTGTATTGTTTTCTCAGCCATTCAATAGATTTGATTTACCATTCCTAAATACTTCTGGCGTAGTTGATTCAGATTGTGTAGATATTCCTGGAACTATACCGTTTTTTATATCAAAGGATTGGTCTGGTATAATACCTAAAGGAACTCCATATGTACAACTTTTTCCATTTAAGAGAGAAGATTGGGAACATAGCCATAAGGTGATAGATCCATTCTCCATGGAAAATAGAATAATTGAAAACTCTATAAAGTATAGAGTACCAAATGGCGGGGTGTATTTAAATGAAGTATGGCATAGAAGGAAGTATGTGTAATGGTAGATAGAGATAGAATACAGGGAGATCCCACATCCATAACTCCATCCGGCTTCTTTGGTAAAGATTCCTCTAATATTGTAACTATAGAAAATTTTATTTTAGATGAAGAAATAATTAAATTAAATAATTTTATAAGAAATAATAAAGTTTGGGATGTTACTCAAAGTGATGTAAACGAAAATGGAGTTGTGACATATGACCACAGTTATTGGGTAGATAGAGTTGTTACATATCCAAATATAATGAAAACAGATCCATCTATAGTTGATACAATTGAAGAAATGGTGGACAGGTTAAAAAAAGAAGTTGATTCTTTTTTTAATGTAGATGTTCATCCCACTACCCCCGCAATGGTCAGGTGGTTGCCAGGACAACTTCAAATGCCTCATGCAGATAAAGAATTACATGAGGGTCCAGACGCAGGAAAGCCTAATAGTTTCCCCTGGTATGATATCGCTGGTCTTTTTTATATTAATGATGATTATGAGGGCGGGGAACTTTATTTCCCAAATCAAGGAATAGAATTTAAGCCCAAGAAAGGTGCTGCCTACTTTTTCCCTGGAGACATGAACTATATACATGGAATTAGAGAGGTCAAGTCTGGAATTAGATATACCGTCCCCTTTTTTTGGACGATAATGGAGCATACGGGAGATAGAAAGCCATGAGTATCATTGAAAATATTGATGAAAAAGATTTCATAATTTATAAAGATGAAGATAATTTAAATGAAAAAAGTAGACTAGGTGTAGAAAAAAATAGAATTATAGAAGTGCCGAACTTTGTTTCTCCAGATACTGCAAAAGCAATGACAGAGTACTTTGAGTGCAAAGCAGATATGTGGGGTCCAATAGCATTTTATGGATCTTCTGGTATGGGCTTAATGCCAGGAGATGAAGATCTAGATAAATTCAATTTAGACAGAAATTTTTTTCCATCTATTAGTTTAAAATTTCAAGAAGCAATAGAAAAAATCTTTGATAAGAAGGTAAAGCCAAACACATCTCATGCACAAAAATGGGACGTAGGAGGTTTCGCATCAGTACATTCAGATAACTCCGATTTTGATGGAAATCCAAATTCTTTTCAAATAAATAAGTATGTTGGAATTTTGTATCTAAACGACGACTTTGAAGGTGGAGAACTTTATTTTCCAGAGCATAATATATCATTTAAGCCTAATGCATACTCTTTAATATGTTTTCCAGGAGGGGTAGAAAATATACATGGTGTTTCAGAAATAACTAAAGGAACTAGATACACCATGGTTTCTTTCTGGGATTATAGTGATGCAGACTATTCTGAACAATTAAAATTAGAGTGGGAAGAAGAAATAAAGAACATAAGAAAAGAACAAGAGCAGCAAAGAGAAGAATGGGCAAAGGGAAATAAGTTCGCATGAT